AAAACTTCTAAGACATAAATGGGAATACTACTCTGGTAAATCAGACCCAAAGGTTTATCAAGAAAAACCATTTGACCTAAAAGTTCTAAAACAAGATATTCCCACTTATCTTGAAAGTGATGAGGACTTAATACAAGCTAAACACAAAGTGGACTACCACAATGCAATGTGTGATTATGCAGAAAGTATCTGCAAGATGATGAACAATCGTGGATTTCAAATCAAAAATGCGATTGATTGGAAAAGGTTTATGGAAGGTTCACTTTGATTATATCAAAGAAAAATGACGTATATGTAAAAGTTGATACAGAACCAAATATTGGAAGAGAACTGGTAGACTTCTTTACCTTTGAAGTGCCAGGCGCAAGGTTCATGCCAACTTATAAAAGTCGTGTATGGGATGGTAAAATTCGTTTGTACAATCAAATGTCAGGCGAAATTTATTTTGGTCTTGTACCATATGTTGAAGAGTTTGCAAAACGTAATGATATAAGTATTGAATATGGAGAAGGAGTAAAAGATGAAGGAGAAACTAGAGATGAAGTCTTGGGTGGATTTGTTAGAAGAGTGTCACCTAAGTCCAATGGAAAAACTTTACAACTTCGTGATTACCAAATGGATGCATTTGTTCACGCAGTCAGAAACAATCGGAGCCTTTCTCTTAGTCCTACTGCTTCAGGCAAGTCACTTATAATCTATCTACTGAGCAGATGGTATGAGTCTAACAGAGTCCTTATACTTGTTCCTACAACATCTCTTGTGGAACAGATGTACTCCGATTTTCTTGATTATGGTTACCTTGAAAGTAAGATGCAAAAAATATATCAAGGTCATTCTAGAGAGATTACAAAAGAAGTAACTATCTCCACATGGCAGTCTTTATATAAAATGCCTAGAAAATACTTTGAACAGTTTGGATGTATTCTAGGAGATGAAGTACATTTATTCAAAGCTAAATCACTTACAAATATTATGAATAAAATGCACCAGACACAATATCGTCATGGGTTTACTGGAACTCTTGATGGTATGCAAACACATAGATTAGTATTGGAAGGTTTATTTGGTTCTGTAAATAAAGTAACATCAACAAAAGAATTGATGGAAAAGAAAACACTTGCAAAATTAAATATTAGATGTATAGTACTTCAGTATCCAGATAAAGATAGAAAATTTATGAAAGACCAAAACTATCAAGATGAGGTAGATTTGTTAGTTCGTGATGAAAGAAGAAATAAGTTTATTGTGAACCTAACAAAACATTTAAAAGGTAACACATTAGTTTTATTTCAATTCGTAGAAAAACATGGCTCTGTTTTATATGATATGATGAAAGACCCAGACAGAAAAGTATTTTATGTGTGGGGTGGAACAGACACACAAACAAGGGAAGATATTCGTGAAATTACAGAAAAAGAAAAAAATGCAATTATTGTTGCATCCTACGGTACGTTTTCTACTGGTATCAATATTAGGAATCTCCATAATGTCGTGTTCAGTTCCCCTTCAAAAAGTAGGATTAGGGTCTTGCAATCCATTGGAAGAGGCTTGCGAACAACCAACGATAAAACTGGTGCTACCCTTATAGATATTGCAGATGATTTAACTTGGAAGTCTAGACAGAACTTTACACTTAGACATTTTATGGAACGAATAAATATCTATAATGAAGAAGAGTTTGATTATGAAATCAAAAATCTACCAATAGAAAGTTAAAATATGGACGTTAAAACTAAAATTTTAAAACTTACAAATGGTGATGAGATTATTACTACATTGAGTGCAGAAGCAGCCAACACTTTTGTTACTGCACATAATCCATTAAAAATTAATAGTTACCCCAGAATATCAAAATCTGGGATAGAGGAATCTATGGCTCTATCTCGTTGGGTATCTTATGGAGAAAATGATAGTTGTGAAATCATTAAAAATAATATTGTTGCAATAACAACTGCATCTATAGGTATTTCCAAGTTTTATGAATTCTGTGTTTTACGAATGAAAAATGGTAAAGATGCTCTTCTTGCAGAACAAGAACCCACTCCAGAACAACTAAGAAAATTAGAAGAAGAAATGGATGAAGAGTTACTAGATGAATACTTTGATGAATATGATACCAGTAAAACTATACATTAAAGCATTCCTTGAAACCTTACATAGAAGAATATACCCTATTGTCAAGTCAGAGTCAAGTCAAAAAACAAAAAAAATTGAAAATAAAAAAGATGAAATAGGGCTTATGAATAAACATTTCAACGGTAAATCATATGTCAAAGACGGTATAGAAAGTGATTTCTGACTTGACTTTGGTGTAGGATTCTGATATTGTATGTATAACTTTGACAAGGAAAAGGTGAAGTGACAAAACAGAAAACAAAAAAACCACATTATGTAAATAACAAAGAGTTTTTACAAGCCATGATAGAATGGAATGACCGTTGCAAACAGGCGAAAGAAGAAGGTAAACAACAACCACCAATCACTAATTATATTGGGGAGTGTTTTCTAAAGATTGCAAATCATTTATCCTATCGTCCAAATTTTATTAATTATACCTATCGTGAAGAAATGATTAGTGATGGTATTGAGAATTGTTTACAGTATGTACATAATTTTAATCCAGAGAAATCTGATAATCCATTTGCATATTTTACACAAATTATATACTATGCGTTTCTTAGACGAATACAGAAAGAGAAAAAACAAGCTCATGTAAAGAATAAGATTATTGAAAACATGAATGTAGATATGTTCTTGACACAAGAAGAAAGTGGTGAACTTACAAATAATCCATATACAGATTATCTACAAAAGAACTACCTTCCAGATGAAGATGTTTACAAACCCAAGAAGAAGAAAGAGAAACCAAAAGGATTAGAATTATTTTATAATGAAGATAGCACTGATAACTGATACCCACTTTGGTGCGAGAAATGATAGTCTACCATTTAACGATTACTTTTACAAGTTTTGGGAAGAGATATTTTTTCCACTAATTGATAAAAAAGGTATTGACACAATCATACATTTAGGCGATACTATGGACAGACGTAAGTTTGTTTCATATAAGATTGCAAATGATTTTCGCACACGATTTATTCAACCACTTGTAGATAGAAATATTAAGACTCATATTCTTATTGGTAATCATGATACCTATTATAAGAATACAAATGAGGTAAACTCTCTTGCAGAGCTGGTTGGTAACAAATATAATAACATAAAGTTCTATGAAGAGAACTGTACTCTAAACTTTGGTAATGTTCCAATCTTCTTTTGTCCTTGGATTAATGCAGAGAACTATGCATCAACCATGAAAGGTATCAAGTCAACAAACGCAGAAATTTGTATGGGTCACCTAGAGATTAATGGTTTTGAAATGCATAAAGGTCACTTCTCTGAAGCTGGTTATCCAAAAGAAATGTTCAAAAAGTTTGATACTGTATTCTCTGGACACTTTCATAAAAAGTCTGATGATGGTCATATCTATTATCTTGGTAATACTTACCAGATGACATGGAGTGATGATAACTGTCCTAAAGGTTTTCATATCTTTGATACGGTAGATAAAAGTCTAGAGAGGATTATAAATCCTTTTACAATCTTTGAAAAAATATACTATGATGATACAACTACAGATTATAGTAAAGTAGATGTGTCACAATATAAAGATAAGTTTATCAAACTAGTTGTAGTTAACAAGAAAGACTTATATCAGTTTGATAGATTTACAGATAGGTTGTTGCAAGAACAAACTCATGAAGTAAAGATTGTTGAGGACTTTTCTGATTTAGACGCAGAGAATGTATCAGATGATATTGCAGAAAACACTCAAGATACAACCACACTCTTAGAAAAGTACATTGATGAACTTGATGTAGACTTGGATAAGAAACGATTGAAAAATACTATGAAGTCTCTATATCTAGAGGCTTGTGACTTGGAGTTATAATTTGGTAACCTTTAATACTGTAAGGTGGAAAAACTTCCTATCAACTGGAAACACTTTCACCGAAATTCAACTTGACCAGAATCCATCTACACTTGTTGTTGGTGAGAATGGTGCTGGTAAATCTACTATTCTGGATGCGTTATGTTTTGTTCTATTCAATAAACCATTTAGACAAATTAGTAAATCACAACTACTAAATTCTATCAATCAAAGAGAAGCCGTTGTTGAAGTAGAGTTTTCTACACAAAGTAAAAAAGTAAAGATTGTTCGTGGTATCAAACCAAATGTGTTTGAAATCTATGTTGATGATGTAATGATTAATCAAAATGCAAATGCAAAAGATTATCAGAAACATCTAGAACAACAAATACTTAAATTTAATTATCGTTCATTTACACAAGTTGTGATTCTTGGTAGTTCTACATTCGTACCATTTATGCAGTTAAACTCTAAGAACCGTAGAGAAGTTGTAGAAGATATCCTAGATATTAAAATATTCTCTTTGATGAACCTTGTTCTAAAAACAAAAGTAAGAGAAATAAATACGAATATTACTGATACAAATTATACAAAAGAACTTACTCAAAGTAAGATAGAGATGCAAGAGAAGTACATTGAAGATTCTAA